CATTAGTTCCTTCAACCCAAGCTATATCGTCTTGTGGATTGTTATCCCATCTGTTTTTCTTTTTCATTCCTTTAACATCAAATTTATAAAGTTTATTTTTATAAGTGCCTTTGACATCCCAGTGTTCTTTTATATTCTCATATTTATTTGCCCATATTGGGTTAGTTAAATTTTTAGCAAAATTTTGTTCAGATATTTTTGCTTGTTTTATGTATTCTTCCCAAGCCATATTAATTATCCTTACATTCTCCAGCTATTGCCATGTACGCAGCGGCATCAACATAAGTATCTTCTGTTGGCTGACCAAATTTAGTTCTTGCTATTTTTAACAAAGCCATCATCACAGCAGCATCGTGTGCTGTAATTTTTTTATCTAAATACGCAGACCAAAGATTTGCTATATTCTTATGGTTTTGTACCTTATCACCATAAGTTTTTGCTCTAGGTCCCATTATTAATTCTCTTGCTAACTTTAACGCTTTCTCTGTTTTCATATGTTATATCCTTTGTAAATGTCTTTTGGTCTAATGATGTGTAAATGTTTTTTAGTTCTAGTTGCACCAACGTAGAATAATCTATTTTCATCATCAGGGTTTTGTTCGTAGTTTCTTTGTGTGTTTCTAGATAGATCAGTCAAGAGAACTACATTATCTTGTTCACCACCTTTTACTCCATGTATTGTAGATAAAGTTATTCTAGGAGCAGAATTTAATTCCTCACCATTTTCCCTCATACGTCTTATATACCTCATTTTTTTTCTAGGTGCACTATCAAAAGATTCAAACCAAACTTTGTCTGTCTTCAACCACATCCTTTCTAATAAACCCGACATTTTATATCTCGCATCCTTGTCCATGTATTTTAAAGAATTTTTTTCAAAATGTTTTTCTGACATGTAAGAAGATATTCTAGATAATTGTTCGTAGTTTATATCAACACCTTTACGCACATTTTCCCAATCAGTTATTGCAGTGTACAAATCTTGTTCTTTATTTGTTTTAAATTTGTTCTCGTAATACAATCCTTGAGAGAACAGTTGTTCTTCTAAATCCTCTAACATAAATCTTGTTCTAGCTAACACTAGCCAATTACCCTCTTTCATGTTAATCTTTTCAAAGTCATCATAATATGAAAGTAATCCTCTTTGCGTTTTTGGTCTCCACTCTTTTGGTAGTCTGTGCTGTATCTTATTTACTATACGCGATGCAACATCATGAACTACCTGCGGTATTCGGTATGACTGTGTCAGTTTCATCATTCTTCCCGTTTGTGTTATAAAACTATCTACATCTGCACCTGCCCATCTAAATATAGCTTGATCATCATCGCCAGCTATGTAAGTGTCTTGTGTTTTATCCCATATTGACCTTGCCATGTTCCATTGTGATGTAGATAAATCTTGTGCTTCATCTATAAAAACCACATCAAACTTTGGTGATTTATCTGACTTTACAAATTCTGTAATCATGTCTGCAAAATCTATTAAGTTATAATCTTTCTTGTATTGTTTTAAATCGTAAACAAACTGTTTAAGTTGTTGCACTGTTATATCTTGTGTATGTTCTTTTAAATTATATTGTCTTTCTGGTGTAATACCACGTAACTTAGCCATCTGTGTTATACGTAATAAATCACTTTTAGTTGTAAATAATCCCGTGTGTTCATCATCGTATTCGTGATAATCTAAATTGTATCCTGTCTTTCTACCTAAATCCTCATAGTGACTACCTTGCATAACATCTTCTTTTTTAATACCAAGTCTTTTAAAAGCTAAAGAGTGCAGTGTTCTAAAATAAGGTAAGTCTTTTTTAGTAAGATTAAATTTTGACATAGCTCTGTCTCTAGCTTCGTATGCAGCTTTTTGTGTAAAAGAAAAATAACCGATCTTATCTGGATCTGTTTGTTTTAAATACTTGTCTACTTCATTTAATAATGTAGTTGTTTTACCTGTGCCAGGTGGACCCAATACAATAGTTTTCAAAACGCATCCTCCCTTTTAAAAGTTCTAGTTTTTATTTTTATGTCTTGCTTTTCAAATTCTTTTAATTTTATTACAGATAATTTTTTCTTACCTATGTTCATTCTAATGTGTTCACAGTTACAGTGCTCTAGTAACCATAGTATTGTAATGTCATATTTTTCTGTCCACTTATGTCTGTGTAAAAATTTATGAAAAAAATGTGTGAATATAAAATGGTGATGTCCGTCTTTATTCCAAACATTACCTGATTCCATATCTTCTTTTTTTGATCCCTCAGCAGTTCTACTTGTGCAATAATTTTCTAAGTGTTGAGCCAGTTGCTCTAGCTTAGATGCACCAGATGGTGCCTCTACTATCTCTGGATTAGCCATTAAAGATGACACCAGATCCTTATAGTCTTTTGGTTTTAAAGTAGGTGGAAATTTATAGATTTGATTCATACAAGCTCTTACAAATAATCTTTGCTCTTGTAGTTCCTCTGCTTTTAATTCTACTCTTTCACCGTCAACGTTTAGCCTAAATATTTTTGGATCTATTTCTACTATTTGTAAGTCAGACAATTGTGGAAACATAGTTTGTGTGCCAATACCATATTTTCTAGTCTTGCATAATTGTTTATCACAGTGATTACACATCGGCTCTTCAATGCACTTAAAAGCATAATCTTTATTATTTTTTCTAAATTTTGCTATCTCATCGTGTCTAAATGGATTTATAAAATGTTTAAAATTAAACTCATCTAATTTATCTGCCCAGCTGTCTGGCCATTTTTTCTTAGCATATACTCTAAATTGAAACATAACCCTGTCTCTACCATCATCTAACTTTTCTTTTGTTAAAGATTCTAAACAAGGTGGGCCATCATCAAACTCTGATGGTGGTCTTTGTATTTTTAAATCTTGTAGTTCTTTTGGTGTGAGAGCACCGACTTCTACAGAATTTAAAAAAGCATCTATTTTAATTGCTTGGCCTTTAGAATCAAAGCAATATCTTGTTGTATTTTTGTAATTAAAGTATGGTAAGTTTAAGAAATTTCCTGTATCATCTTGCGATTTTAATTCAATTTGTTTAGGAAATACTTCAGCATTACCAAATCCTAACACAGCACTTAACGACATTAATTTATCTCGCATTAATTTTGCTGGTACAAAATCTGTTGTAAATAAAAATATATGTGCTCCACCACTTTTAGATCTACAGACCCAAAGTGGCACACCTATTGGTAGTTTGTTTAAAAGTTGTTTGTGATCAAGATTGTATTTATCTACGTCAATACATCCCCATCTACATTCATTGTTTTCGTTAATAGGTATAATACCAAGACTAGGTTCTATACCGTTAAGATGATCTTCCCAGAGTTTATCAGTAACTGGTTCTCGTTTTACAAACGATTTACCTTTTACCTTAACTCCATCGGCACCTTTTTTGTCCACATAAGTGCAACCATGTGCTCGCTTTAATCCTGTAAATATCTTTCTAAAATCTTCCATAATTATTTTGTTGGGGGCGGGTCCAGTCTCCCATTACCGCCCCTCTATCTTCCCTAGGAAGTTTTTAGTACGGTGAATCGGATTTAGATTCCTGCTCTCCGTGTTTTACTTTAACTTCACCCTTTGAAACGTTTGCTCCAAAGTCTTTAGCTATTTTGTAAATACCCGAATCGCTGATTGGTCCAACTCTAGACACGTCCCAGCCAAACCACGTACCCTTGTCGTTAGACTGTTGTACGGTTTTTAACTTGTAAATGTGGCTAT